CCTTGCTTTGAATAGATGAGCCTCATCACCTATGATACAACCAAAATCTTCAAAGTATTTTTTAGGATCTTTTATTAGTTCAGATTTTTCAGCAAACATTTTAGGTGACATAAAATCATCTGCTGATGCCCCAACTTTTTCAAATAAATCATATTGTAATTTTTTTGACAACAACTCAGCAGCTTTAAGACTTAATTTTATTGGTTTAGGAGCATTACTTCCTGCTAAAGTAGGATACTCAGAAGGACTTAGTTTATGGAGATCTGATACAATATCATATTCACCATTTCTATAAAACTGTACATAATAATCAGGTAAAGGTTTATTTAATAAAGTACCTGAACCAAACCCTTGACTACTCATAAAATTAAATCTATCAATTTTTTTAACTATCTCTTCTGCATTTCTTGCTCTAGCAAGATTAAAATGACTTTTAGTTTCTGGAGACCTACCAAAAGATAAATAGTTATTTTTTCCTTGTATTACATGTTGCATTTCGTGAAATAATGTACTCAGTATTATTTCTTGAGTTTGATCTGTAATGTGATTAGATAAATTATTTCCATTTTCAATAATATCAAGATCTCTATCTATGCCAACAAGATTTTTAATATTTAATTCTATCATTCCTGCAGGATTTTTAACAGTTTCATTATAACTATCCTTACCTCCTGAAGGAACATAATGACCTTTTATTCCCATATTTGTATTAGTTTTTGTAAATTTAATAGGCATAGTTTTTAATTCTGGAAACAACGTAAATAAATCTTTGTGTTGAATTAAATCTTGTACTTGTACAACAGGATCTCCTTGTTTTGGATTAAATGAATGTAAATACATTTTATGTAACATTGTATTATAAGGTTTAAGATCTTTAAGCTCACCCATATCATTAGTAGGATAATTAAATTTAATTCCAGAATCATCTATTTCAGTAAACAATATATTATTTTTTCCGGGCATCCAACCAGTTTTAACCCATGTTTCATTTAACATCATATTAACCAATACTTGATCTTCTGGTTGTAACAACTTGATATCATTAAATATGTCACCTTTAGCATCTAAAGCTTTTGGATAAATTTGTTCTTTATAGATTCTATTTATTTCTCTTTTTGCTACTTTATATGAAAACTTACTGCCCCAACCAAACCTTCTACTAATTTTAGATAAGTCAGGATCTTTTAATATTAAACCAGAAATAACTTGTTTAGTTTTTTTACCCTGAACAGGTACAAATATTTGATTTACATTTTCTATTAAATTTTTTTGGTTAAAACCAGTATTAACATTTTTACTAATTCCTGATGAAATAGGAATAAGATCTCCATCGCTAGGTGGAAAGTTATTATCTAAAAATTCTTTTATACCTTTACCTGAATTATAAACTCCTACACCAACATCTTTTGCAACTTTACCAGTTACATTAACACCAGTTTTTAAAATCTGACTTGCAGGTATTGCTTCAGAAACAACTAATGCATTATACAATGCTAAAGATCTTAAATGAGTTATTTCTTCATCTGTTGCATTTGCAAGATCAATTTTTTCTCTTTCAGCATAATCTTTCATAGTATCTGTAAAAAGTTGTTTAGCAGATGTACTAAAATGATCTATGTAGTTAGCTGTTCCTTCTGCAAAATAATTTATATAACCTTGTTCTGTAGCTTGTTTAAATTCATCTAATGCACCACTAGCTGCTACTTTAATAAAACCTTGAGGATCATCTCTTATAGTATTTTTTATGTTTTCAATAGCATCGTCATATTTAGGGTCAATATCCATTTTTGCTAGTTTAGCTGCAAAAGGTTTAAATAAAGGAATAGAATAATGTTCCCCTAGTTCTGCTATACCACTAACTAAACTAACAACATTATTAGCTGCTATTGATCCATAACTCTTACCTTTTTTAACATATGGTTCTTGAAAAGCATCTAATTTTTGATTATATGTAGGTCCTTTATCTTTAGCAAACTTTAATTCTGCAAATTCAGGACTAGGCGTTTCAAGACGGAGATCTGGACTGGCCATCTAATTCATCCTTTAAATATTTCATTCTACGTAAACAAGCAATAGAACCTTGTAACTTATACATCATGGGTGGATCAGTTGCACTCTCTAAAGACTTGTGTTGTTTAGCTATGGAATCATCTATATATTCTACAAAAGAATCCCACAACTCCTTATCGCTTGTAAGTTTTCTTAGCTTCATCATTATTGTATAGGTCCTTGATTACCTGTAAATCCCGGTTCTTGTGGAGTTGGTACTGAACCAGTTCCTATTGTACCACCACCAGAACCTTGTGTATCTTCTACTTGCCCACCCGGAGGAGCAGGAGGTTGACCTTGTTGAGGTGGTTGTCCTTGTTGTTGTGGAGGTGCAGGAGGTGGATTTTCTGCTTGAAACTTTTTAAGTATCTCTGCTTGTACTGCAGCTTGACTCATTGAGTTAGCTACCTTATCAGGATCAAGATCCATACTCTTAGCAATCTCTCTGACTATATAATCCATTCTAGCAAAAGGAGCAAGTTGTGGATTAGATACTGTTTGCATAAACTGCATTAGTCTCTGGCTTCTAACTTCATTAGCCATTAAACTTTCTGTACCTTGAGCCTTAACTTCAAGATCACCTTTTATCTCTGGGTCAAAGTCAAATTGCATATTAAAATTAAAAAATGCTTTACCTAACGGTCCAAGTAAATAGTCATCTACATTTTTAATAACATTTCTAATAGATCCATTTGCAGCATTCATTAACATAGATATACCAGAAGCAGTTCTACCTACACCTTGTATACCTGTTTGACCATGAGCAAACGAAGGAAAACCAGTAGACTCATCTGCAAGTTGTCTAGCTTTATCAAACATCTGCATGTTTTCACCAGACACGTTAGGAAACTTAGTTCCAAATATTCCCTGACCCGGTGCGCCACCTTGTCTTCTAAATACTTTTCCCGGATATACTGTAAGATCTTGTCCCGGAACTAAGTTAGTCTCATCTACTTCTATTAACAAGTTTCCTGACAATGCAGCATTATCTACTGACATTCTCATAAACCCATTCATAAGAGTTTGCGTATCATCCATATTTTCTGCAATGCCTACACCAAAGATATTGTAAGGATTCATTTCATACGGTGTAGCATAGTAAGGTAAGTAAGCAGGAGTAAATGGATTCATTACTAAACGTAATACACAACTGTTACAAATCCATGCATTAACACTAACTTGCTCTACATCTTTAAGTTCTTTTGGTATATCTATATCGTACTGTTCTATTATCTCACGATCTACAAAACCCCAAAATTCTAATACTTCAAATCTTTGAGAATAATCATCTTCATTACTCTCATCCATTGCATGTTCCCACCATTCTTTATTATAGTTCTCACCTATATCTAATGCCTTATCAATAGCATTTGCCCTAAAGAAAGGTCTACGTTTTAATGCACGTAGTTGAGAACGAGACATCTTGTGTCTTTCTATAACATACTCTGCCTCATCCATATTATTTGCATCTGGATCAGGATAAAAGTTCCAGATAGAAACATTAGAAGTTTGTGGTACAGTTTTAAATACTGGTTGATACTCACCATCTTCATCCCAGTTAGCATACTCTTTATCAACTGCAAAAGGTCCTTTCATAATACCAGTACCAAATAGTGCAGCTTCAAATGCAGCAGATCTTAATTGTTTCTTAGCATTAGACTCTTCTAACTGATCATGTATTTTCTTTTCCATCTTTTTAGCTGCAACCATTGCAGGATGAAACTGCACAGCTGATGGACTTTTACCCGGTTTAAACTTTACATCTTCCTCAACTGCGCTCAGATCGTCTTTAAGAGGCCCTACACGCTCTCTAAATTCTGGCAGTGTCTCCCCCGGCAAAAGTTGATTCGGGTCTGTAGCCTCTGTTTCTGCGCCTCCTAGAGCCTCTTTGAGTTGTGGGTTAGTTTCTACACTAACTGTATCTTCTACACCTTCAGGTAAAACTGTAGGATTAATACCTAGTGGAAATCTACTAGCACCAAATAATACTTCTACCAACTGACCATAAGCAGCAAGAACTTTAGTCTTGGTAACTTTAACAAAGACTCTAGATTTTTCTGTAGAAGTAAATTGAACTTCAGGATTGTATAAACCTCTGTAGTTTCTATATGCTTGTATCCATCTCTCTTCATCACCTCTTCTAGAAGTTTCTGCTTTATTAAATCGTTCTTTAATAAACCTTTCTATCTGACCTGCAGGTTCATCAGTAATATCTTCTACACCTATATCATCTATTGCTGCAGATTCTTCAGCATCCATTGCCATTTCTTTTATATCTTTTACCATAATCTATCCTTAATATCCAAATGTTGCATCTGCTGCTTGAAACCCTGTTCTTTGTGTTTCAGGATTGTAGTCAAATAAACTGCTTCTAGGTCTTGTCATAACTCCATAACGTAAGGCATCATATAAGTGATCTTCAGAGTTAGTATCTACATCCTCAGAATTATTTTTATCTAAAGGAATTATCGGTAGTTGAGAGATAATATTTGTGCAGTTATTAAAAAACACCAATCTCGGTGCTTCGGTAAATTCATCAATTTGTAGTCTTCTATGAATCTCGTTTTTTCCTGCAATTCTACTCCCTTTACTTCTATCTGAAGGTCTCCATCTACATCCCTTCATTATCATTTGCTCTGCTAGCGACGGGCCAGTATCGCCACGCCTATGCCAAAGAGAGCTATCAAGCACACCGTAACGGATAGTTCCATCATCTCTTTCAGCCTCCAATATCATATCAGCTAAATCTGTAGCTAATACTTTTGAAACATAAAGTTCTCTGTAAACAATTAGTTGTTCATCAGGAGCAACGGCAAACCAGACAACTCCTGTATAACTTCCGTAACCATAGTCACAGGCCCTGAACTTAGCCCAACTATTAGGTATATTGTAAGGCTCAACAACATGAGTGGTTCTGCTCCACTCAGGAAAAGCTGATCCTTCACTAACATCCCAATTTCCTTCTAGTAATTGTTTTCTCTGATTCTCTGGCAACGAAAGTAAGTTTGCCTCGTACACTCCGTCTTCTGCTAAGTATGGATTATCAAATAACGTAGCAGGTATAAATCTTCTTTTAAATAGTGGCTCACCTTCTTTACTATGACCTTTAGGCCACATCAAGGTTTTACCTGTCTCTGTGTCTGTTGCCCAAAAAGATGTGCCATAAGGAGCAGGGTCAACAAACATCTTCTTTACCCATTGGTGTCCCGGTCCTCCCGGGTTTGTAGTAGCTCTCATGTAAATAGGTAAACTAGTATCACTAGTACGAAGACGACTGCGTAAGTAGTTCCAAGCATACGGAGTAGCCCATTGTGTAAGTTCATCAAATCCTATCCAACTAAAAGCCTGTCCTTGGTATCTTGTTACGTCATCATCCCTATCTAAATAAGATAACCACAATGTTGCTCCAGAAGGAGCTACCCAAGTCTTGTCTCTTTCTAAAAATTTTATATTAGGTACAGCTTTAGGGTATAGCTGTTTAGATACCGATATAAGTTCTCTTAACTCTTCTGTAGTACGTCTTACCAATAATCCCCTAAAGTTTGGATTAGTTAAGTAACGCACTGGATCTGCAAGCATAGCATAGGATTTACCTCCACCTGCTGATCCTCCATATAGTACCTCACGTTCTCCTGCTGATAAAAAGTTTGTTTGTGGACCTTTATTAGGTTCAAATATAACTTCTTTTACTTCTTCTTCAGGTTGACTGTAAACTTTCGGTTGAGTTACTAACTCCTCCAATTCTTTCTTTGGAGAGCTTTTCGGCTTTTTGTAACGCCTCTTTGTACCTTTGAGCGAGGTAGCTTTGAGCTGAAGCATTTGACTTACGTTTTTGTTCAATTTTAATTCTCTTCATTAAACCTACATGGGATATTTCTCTACCTGATTCTTTGCTTAACCAGTTTGCAACCTGCCTGTAGCTGTATTGTCTAATATACTTTTTTGCTTTTTCTAGTAGTTCAAGCTCTGTAGGAATAGGTAAAAGTATATCTCTATCTTCTTCACTCTGTTTGTAACCAAAAGGTACAACTCTTCCAACCCTAACTACAGGTTTCCAATCATAGCCGTACTCTGTTTTTTCAGGCTTAGGTAATTGCCAAGTTTTACTAATCTTCATTTTTAGGTGGTAATATAAATAGTGGACTTGTAGATGATACTTCTACCTTATCAGTTTTTACAAACCCTCCTCGGTCAAGAACATCTTTTGCAGCTATCATTCTTTCTTTATTACCAAGATCAGTAGGATTGTCTATTACTTCAGCTAAAGAGTAAGCAGCTTTAGTAGCTGTAGTAGCTAAAAACTTTTTAGTTAAGTCTGCAATCTCATCTTGCAAAGCATTCGTAATTGTAGAAGTAGCTAAATCATGGCTATACCCTGCTAGTTTTTTAGCCGTAACAGGGTTGCCTTTAGCCTCTTCAAACAGTACATCAAGAAACTTTTGTTGTTTCTCAGTTAACTTTTTCATTATCTTCCTCATTTAAACTTTGTCTAAATTGGTGAGTCATAACTTGTTTAGCAGCTAAAACTTGATCTAATTCAAACTTTAATTTATTTTCTTTAACCTGCAAGTCAGCGAGTTGAGAAGTAAAGTATTTTGAGGTCTTACTTAAATCTTCTAGTTTATAATCCTTATCTTCAAAGTTAATCATTGGAGATACTGGTTCTACTTTTTTCTCTTCTACGTTTTTAGCCATTAGATATCTGTTCCTTTTTTTGTTGATTCAGGTAATACTATTCTAGGTATAACTTGACACATTGGTTTAGCTTGAAAAACTTGAGGACTTTTCATAGCTATCTTTGCTTTTTCTACTGAGTTAGCAAAACACTGTTCTTTTGTTGTTACTAATTCATTTCCGGTTATTACTACACAACTTT